ATCCTCAGCCAGTTAATGACACTAGCCCTTCAATTTTTGGTACTTATAAATCTTGTTGGACAGGAAAAAATGTTGATATTGTAACGTTAGAAGTATATTCAGAAGTTCTTTATAGTATTGCAGCATCGCATTCTGCGTTTGTTACAGTGTATTCTGATATACTAAGTAGAACAAATGATGCATTAAGAACAGAAATAACTGATCCTTTACCCGGAGCAGGTGTTGTTGCAGAAATTATTACATCGGGTAATCAAACAATAAAATTAACACCGGCTGTAGTTGGATTTAACAATGAAACTGTTCCTACAACGGATATCCCAGTCAGAGTTAAAAATCTTAGTGGAGCATCTGCTGCTATAACAGTAACTTTAACATTGTTAGGAATAGAACAATAATGAAACAAATATGTACAGTGTTATTGCACGAAGGCACAGATCAAGATAACTTTCTTAATGAAGTTATGGATGATCATTGTCATTGTTTAAACGAATGTGAACATATTCCAGATGTAGTAGTACTGTCTGTTAATCAAACAGAAATAGAAGCAATAAAAAATCATTCTTCTGTAAAAGAGTTAATAGTAGAGCCTCAAGCTCATCCTGCGGATTTACCTCCCTTTTTTTCCAAGACTAGAACGTTTACAACAGAATTGCCCTCGGCATCGTTGGATGTAAAAAATTTCGGGTCGTTGCAATTTTATTTTTTTAATGACCAAGTAAAATCAGCTCCGGGCGTTAAAGTAGGAGCGCATCAATGGCAAGGAAATCCTCAGCCAGTTAATGACACTAGCCCTTCAATTTTTGGTACTTATAAATCTTGTTGGACAGGAAAAAATGTTGATATTGTAACGTTAGAAGTATATTCAGAAGTTCTTTATACCAACAAATTGGACAGGATTATTCAATACTAAAAATACTTCTCAAACAACTACATCGGCGCTATTAACAAGTCATGCAATAGGGGTATTAAGTGCCGCATCCGGAGTCTATAGTGGATATGCTAAGAATGCTAGTATAAGAGTTATATATAATGATTTATTTGGTACAGTTGCTGCTATTAATAGTGTAATAGCATGGCATAATTCTAAACCGATTAATCCTGAAACAGGAGTAAAAAATCCAACAATATTAATTTACGAATTTCAGTATTTTAAAAATTCTGTTTATTACAAAATTGATGATATTTTATCTTTAACTTATTATAATAATTCTACAAAAAGTTTAGTAACAGTTAATCGACCGGGAACCAATTGGTTAAACAATTTTACACCTTTTATTGAAGCAAACTGTAATATTAAACGAGTTCAAGTAAACAATGTTTATCATTGGTGTGTGGGATTTACAGATTCTGATGAGTTTTCGGCTTTAAAAAATGCAATAAATGCTGCAACAAATGCCGGAATAATTAATGTAGTTGTAGCAGGGAATCAAGGTGGAGTGTATGTTAAAAGAAGCGATACGAATCACACAGACGCTAAAATTACTGTAAAAGCTGGTGCAATTTCTTTTGTGGCTACTCCTGAATTATCAGGTACGACCTGGAGGTTTACAATGTCTACAAATCCTCCTACTAGTCTCGTAACAGAATTTCCAGTGTTGCAATCATTTGGACCACATGGATCTGAAACTGGTATAGATATTGCTGCCGCACAAAATTCAGAAACATACCCAATATTAGATTATTATTCAAATAGAGGTCCGGGTATAGATATAGCTGGTCTAGGAGCTCAAACTTTAACGGCTGCGCCTGAAATTCTTTATGCAGACGGCACATATTGGGGAATGTTCACTGGTACAAGTTGTGCAGCTCCAACAGTTGTAGGTGTTCTTGCTTGTATACTAGAAAAGTATTATTACTATTATGGAGTATGGCCGACTCCCGCTCAAGCAAAAGAGTTATTATTATTAGAATCTAAAAAGAATGTGTTGTCAAATCCAACCTCAACAACATGGTCTTCTGTGCCAACTCCTTCTTCTGCTATTACAAGGGAGTAATTTTAAATGAATTAGTCGGAACGCCAAATCGACGAGCATTTTTAGATAATAATATTGTTAAACACGGCTTGAATAGGACTAGTAGACCTATTTCTGGATTTGTATATCCAAGAAGTAAGATAAAACGGTAAAAATTCAAGTTATAAATAAGATATTAAGTAAATTGTAACGGATAAATATCATTATGGACAACAAAAATAATAATAATGTACCGGTAGTAAACACTCTTCAACCTTCTACAACAAATGAAAAAGGTAAAGTTTCTATCCAAGGTCATATAAAAATTTATGACCCGATTTCTAAAGAAATTTTTATTAATAAGAGAAATGCTATTCACTACGAAAATTTCAGTATAGCATTAGCTCAAAGTATTAGTAATCAAGGAGAGGGTACGATAGCTGAAATGGCATTCGGAAATGGCGGTACAAATGTTGATCCAACTGGGATTATAACATATCTAACTCCGAATAATGTAGGAAGTGGTGCTAGTCTTTACAATCAAACATATTACAAAACAATTGATTCAAAATTACCATCTAGCTTAGATCCTGCTAGAAATTTTATGGAAACAAGACATATTGCAGGTGTTGTATATTCTGATGTATTTGTTAGTTGTTTATTAGATTTTAGCGAACCTTACGGACAAGCAGCATTTGATAATGCTACAAGTTCAAATAATGATTTTGTGTTTGATGAAATCGGTCTAAGAGCCTATACACCTGCAGGACCTAATTTAGGATTGTTATTAACTCACGTTATTTTTCATCCAGTTCAAAAATCGTTAAACAGAATGATTCAAATTGATTACACAATTAGAATTCAAAGTCTAAGTTCTGGAACTTAATTATGACAGCATATACACTTTATTTTCAAGATCCAGCTAAAACAAGCACAATAACTGTTTTAGGTACAGATGCAGGAACTGGCATTAATAACTACAGTACAAGTTTAGATTTAGTCGGAACTGGGTACGCCAATTACGGAAGTGCTCATGCACAGAATTTTTTAAAATTACTTGAAAATTTTGCTAGTCCTGCTTCGCCAAGTCATGCAATAGAAGGACAATTATGGTACGATACTAGTAACCCTGATAAAAAAGTTTTACGAGTAAACAATGGTACATTGACAGGTACAAGGTGGCAACCTGTAAGTGGAATTTATCAACAATCATCAGATCCTTCCGAATCTTATGCATCGGTAGTAACAGAAGGTGATCTATGGGTTGATATAGGAACAACTCAATTAAAAGTTAGACACGGTACTGAGTGGGTCACAGTCGGTCCTAATGTAACAACAGGCGTAGATAAAACAGGCTCTGAAACTGTATTTTTAGAAAGTAATACGGGAACAACATTTCCTGTGATTTTAAACTGGGCAAATGGTAAAGTTGTTGAGATTATTTCCTATAATGATTTTACTCCTAGATTAGTAATTGATGGATTCATTACTCTTAAAGCCGGCACAAATTTAACTAATAAAGTAAATTCTAAATATAACGGAACAGCTGAGACAGCATTGTCATTAAAGACTTCAGCCGGCGCAATTATTAATGCATCCGAAATACTAAAAAATAGAGCCACAAGTCAAACCCATACAGGAACTTTTATTGTTGATGCCGGATCAGGATTATATGTTCAAAATACCGCATATAATAATGAAATTCATGTTTACAATAATGTAAATGGTGGATTTGTAAATTTTTCAAATACTGGGTCGTCTTTACAACTTGGAGTCGGAACTAGTGCTTATATAAAATTTAGTGGAGTAAATTCTAATATAGGAATTAATACTTCTACTACATCTGCTTCCCCTACTTTAGACATAAACGGATCTTTTAGAGCTAGCGGAGTTACAACAATTAGCGCTGATTCTAACGCATTATCAACATCTACAGGTGCACTAAGAGTAACAGGTGGTGCAAGTTTTAGAAAAGATGTTTGGGTTGGCGGAAAATTAAATGTATTAAATAGCACCACTATTATAGGAACATTAACTATAGGTGATGCAGCAGTAGGTGGTATATCTATATTAGAACCAGTTGTTGCAAATGTATATGATATAGGTTCTTTAGCTAAACCATTTAGACATATTTTTGCAGATACTATCGGTATAACAGGAACCAATGCTACTGTTTTTGGAAATGTTACAGGATACGCAAACAGGTTAGAAGTTAGTAGAGATTTTAGGTTAAATGGTCAAGTAACCGCAACAACTGTTGCATTTAATGGAACTAGTAATGTTGTATTTTCAACGACATTAACAAGGAATGCAATTAATGATCAAGCTACAACTTCTACGACAACTGCAACTCAAACATTACTAGTTTTAAATACTTCAACATCAACAACAACTTTAGAAAAAATATCTAAATCTGCATTTTTATCAGATGTATATGCTAAAGTGTTTATGCCGGGAATGATAATTCCTTATGGATCTATCACACCGCCATCAGGATTTTTACTTTGTAACGGTGCATCTGTAAGTAGAGTGGTATATCCAGATTTGTTTACAATTATAGGAACAAATTACGGTTCAGTGAGCGGTTCAACATTTAACCTTCCTAGCATGTCAACTATTACAACTGCTACTGGTGGATATCCTGTTTATTATATTATAAAGATTTAAATCTATGGCCTACATAATTCGAAATAATGATGGTAGTGTAATTACAACACTTGCAGAAGGACAAGTAGATTCAGTTTCTACTAGTTTAGATTTAATAGGCAAAAATGTTAATAATTACGGAGAGTACTTTAACAATGACTTAATTAAGTTATTAACAAATTTTGCATCAATTGGTACTAGTCCTCCAAACAGTCCTCAAATAGGACAATTATGGTATAATAAAACTTCTAAAAAATTAACAGTATTTAACGGTGTTGGATTTGTATCAGCATACGGAACTCATGTAGCAGGTACACAACCGATAACAACAAGCACAGGAGATATGTGGTACGATACTGTAAACGGCCAATTGAATATATGGGACGGATTTAGATTTAATTTAGTTGCCCCGGCTGTAAGTAAAATTTATGGAACAACAGGAATCACACTTCCGGTAACAACAATTCTTTCTGCAGGAACTAATATTCCGCAAAATGTTAGTGTTATAAATTCATATGGTAGTCCTACTGCATTTATTACTACATCTGCATTTGTAATGTCTACGGCATCGTCTGTTACTTATTTAGGTGCAACTTCTGCAACACAAGTAGTATCGGGATTAACAGTGTTCAATGACTTAGAAGTTAAAGGCGATTTTTATGTTCGTGGAAATATAAAAACACCAAATAAAACATTATCGACAGTTTATAATATTACAGATTTTGGAAATACACAAGATCCTGTTGCAACTACTTCTACGATTAATACCTATATCAACAATGCGAATAATGCTATAAGATTTGATCTTAAAAAAGTATTTCCTGTAGAAACAATTTCTACGTTGAGTCAAGTTGCATATGCACTAAACTCAGAAGTCCGTGTGTTATGCAATTATAATACAACAACATCAGTAAGAAGATTTAGATTAGAAGAATTAATACCAGGTAGCCCAAATTGGGAACCATTGAATTTATATTACAATACTTGGACAACCGTTTACAACAATATTGTAATTTAAGGATAAGTTATGCCATATATATTAAACAAAACAAACGGATCAATAATTGCTACAGTTCAAGATGCGGCATTAGATACGACAACTGACTTAACTTTTCTTGGAAAAAATTATGCAGGTTACGGTGAAGTTCAGAATGAAAATTTTTTAAAATTATTAGAAAACTTTTCAAATACATCTGCACCAACTAAACCTATAGAAGGTCAATTATGGTTTAATAGTAGTTCAAAAAAGATCAATGTATATGATAATACAAACTGGAAAGGCGTGGCAAATTTAGAAGTTGCATCGAGCGATCCAGTAGGAACTAAAAATTTTACAGTTGGCGATCTTTGGTTCGACAGCGGTTCGGCTCAATTATACGGGTATAACGGGTCTAACTTTGTTTTAGTAGGACCTCAAACAGGCGATGATGTTACGGCAAATTGGAGAGGTTCGAGAGAGTTTAGTACATTAGAGCCTAATACACCAAAGTATAATATTAAAGCGGTCATAGGAGATCGTAACGAAGTTATTGCAGTAGTTTCTCATGAATCTTATACCATAGAACCCGGAACGTCGAGTTTTCCAGTTTGGGACGGAATTACAGGACAAGAAATTATTAAAAAAGGAATTACCTTAGTTGGTTCTGGGACATCAGGTAATTCTGAAGCAGCTGGAGTGTATTTTTGGGGATCAGCAGCTCATTCATTGAGATCTAATACATCGACTTATTCTACGGGTATTGTTGCAACAAGTAATACAAATACAAATAATGCATATGCTGTACCTTTTATAAATGCAACTACTACGGGTTCTACAACTTACATTGACGGTACTGGATTAACTTATAATCCTTCTACTAAAACATTAGCAACATCTATATTTGATGGAGTTGCTACTAGCGCCTATTATGCAGACCTAGCAGAACGTTATGCCGCTGATACAGAATACGAAGTAGGCACTGTAGTAGTTATCGGTGGTAGTAAAGAAATAACAGTTACGCATACACATGCTGATATTTCTGTAGCAGGTATTATTTCTCAACATCCTGCATATAGAATGAATTCTGGTGCAGGTACAGATGAAACACATCCTTATGTAGCATTAAGAGGGCGTGTTCCTTGTAAAGTAATCGGACATATTAAAAAAGGAGCATTGTTAGTAACAAGCTCCTATCCTGGATATGCAGAGATGATGAAGTCAGATGATAATCCTAATGCTGTAATCGGTAAAGCATTGCAAAGCTTTGATGGTGCAAAAGGTATAATTGAAGTTTTAGTTTAAACAGCCATCGGTGCTTTGATAGCATCGTGACTTTCGTATCCTATTAGATTAACGTCATTCATTGTAAAATCTGTGATAGTATCTACATCAGAATTTAATTGAAGCGTTGGTAAAGCTAATGGTTTTCTTGAAATCTGCTCTTTTACTTGTTCGATGTGATTATTATAGATATGAGCATCACCTACTGTAATAATTAGTTCATCTACTTCAAGTTTACACACTTGTGCAATCATATGTGTGAATAAGGCATAGCTCGCAATATTAAATGGCATTCCTAAAAACATATCGGCACTGCGTTGATACATTTGGCAGCTTAACTTACCATTATGTACATAAAATTGTGCCATCATATGACATGGAGGAAGGGCCATTAAATCAAGTTCTCCAGGATTCCATGCAGTAATTATATGGCGTCGACTATAAGGATCTTGATTAATACCGTCGATTAATTCTAACAATTGATCGTGATTTTGTAAAACAACTTTATTAATTCTAATCAAAGGTTTACGCCAACGTCTCCATTGAACGCCATAAACACGTCCTAGATCACCAGGATGACGTTGTAGTTTTTTCTTTACCCAATAATCTGCCGTAGCATTATCTGTCCAAATAGTTTTTTTATCGCTATAACGTTCGCCGTGTAAAATTTCTCTTAAACGATATTCGTCACCGCTACCTTCGATAAACCAAAGTAGTTCACTAACAACAGCACGCCATGCAAGCTTTTTTGTTGTAATTGCAGGGAATCCTTTTGTTAAATCAAAGCGAAGTTGCAACCCAAAAATACTTTTTGTACCTATACCTGTGCGGTCAGATCTATCATTGCCGTTCTCTAATATATTTTTTAGTGCGTTAAGGTATTCTTGTTCAGGATGATTCATTTTGAATATTCTTTAATTGTATATGAAATTGGATCGATAAATTTAGCATGTTCTGTAACTTTTGTAAAGTTATTTTGGACATATTTTAAATTAAAGAATTTATCACATTTATAGTCGGCATCAATTTCGGTAATAAAAAATCTATTAATAAAAGGCATGTAAAGATCGTAAACAATACTACCTCCTATAATAAAAATTTCTTTATCAGGATACTCATTTTCACAAAATGCCAACGCAGTGTCTGGATCGCTAAATGTATGATCTGCCCCACCATAAAAATTATAATTTTTACTTTTAGAAAGAACTATGTTAATTCTTCCAGGAAGCGGATTACCTATGCTATCCCAAGTTTTTGAACCCATAATAACAATACTATTAGTAGTAATCTTTCGAAACCATAACATATCGTTTTTAAGGTGAGGCCAGGGCATAGAATTATTATATCCTATGCCCTGACTACGTTCTAGGGCAACTATACCGTTAATCATTCGACCGCTACTTGTTCAGCCTTTGATTTTTTCTTAGGAGGATCAAGTTCGTCGGCTTCTTTACGTAGTTTTGCTGCTTCTTTATACAAAGCATCGGCACGTGATCGCATTTCGGCAGGAGTAAGTTTGAATGTTTCTTTTTGAACTTCTGGTTCAACAGCTTCTTTAACTACTGCTTTTTCCTTAGAGGAATTAGTTTTAGTACTGCTACTGTCACCGACAGCAAGATCTTCAACGTTAACACCTTTTTGTTTTGCAATCATCTCATTCAATTCATTCAATGGAATTTGTGTTTGCGTATTAGGAGTCATATATACCATGTCGGTACGAACTTTTCTAAGATGCCCGTTGACATGTAAATATTGTAACATATTAGAACCATCGGGAAATTTTCTAACAGATAAAATATCTGCTAGCTCATTAGCCTGTTGGCCCGAATCACTTTCTATTAGAGCCATTAGCGAATCATGGTAAGAATCCACTAATCCTTGAGTACCTACTACTAGACAACTATTTGGTTCTCCAGGTAGTGTTCTATAAACTGCTACAACTCGAGCAGAATTATTCTTCATTTTTCCCACATGTTTCATGTGTATCTCCTTTTATTGTTTTTTCTCTGCCTCTGTTTGAGCTGAGATTGCATTTAAAAATACATTTAATTTGTCATACACTGCACCTACACCCGAAAGTTCATTTGCAGCAAATACTCCTCGACGAACTGCAACATCTAAAATAGAACGAACATTAGCTAAATCATTAATTGTTAGTTCTGGAGTAGGTTGTGTAGCAGTTTGTTCTCCACCTACTGTTGGGGCATTTGTTTGAGCGTTTTCAGTTTCCATTATATTGTTCCTTTGTTTTTATGTAAAATTGTACATCCTAAAGTTAATAATGTTAATTCTTTAGGATCTTCTAACCCTATTTCAGTTACCTGAATAATTTTCCTATTTGAGTCTAACACATTAGAAATTACAACAGCAAATCTGCTATTTAGATGATATTCTATCCACCTCTCTAATAGTTTAGTTTCAATTTTTTGTTCAATTTTAATTTTGCTAAAATGTTCTGGAATAAAAGATAATTTTCTTAATCCCAGAACATTTAATGCATTTACTTCACCTCTATTTAAAGCCATAAAGTACCTATATTATTTATAATAGGCTACCTGACCGAATGGTGGAATTATGGTATCATTACCGTGAATAATAAACAAAGAATCGCAATAATCTTCGTCACCCCATGATCCGCAAGGATATCCGTCGGTGAACATAATAAACTTTTTTGGTTCGATCTGTTCATTTTTCATAAAACGATAGTTAGCATCGAAATCAGTGCCACCACCGCCCTTGGGTTCGTAGCTCATAATATCATCTGCGGTATCGCCAGTAAAACGAGCATAGTTATATACTTCGGTATCAAAGCACCACAGATCGAGATTAAAATCTACATACTCATCCATAATACCTTTAACTTCACTGAGGAAGTCTTTAGCCATTGCGTCACTAATACTTCCGCTCATATCAATTGCAACGGAAACATCGATGGTTTCTTCGTTAAGCATACCGGGCAAAATAGCACCGCTATGTTGACTCTTACGATTCGGACGGCTAAAGCTAAAATTGCTCTTAAGAATGCTTTGAATGTTCATACGAAGCAATTGACGCCAATCCATCTTAGGTTCAGTGAAATCCTTAATCATACGCTGAATACCTGCAGGAACTTTACCTGCCCCGGCACTTTGTGCAGCAGCAATCATAGCTTCTTTAATTTCGTCACGGATCTTCTTGCGCTCTTCAGGACTCAACTTAGGACGACCTTTTCCGTCTTTATCACCTTCGCCGTTACCTTCACCTTCGCCGTCACCTTCGCCGTCCAGGTGCTCATCGAGCAATTCGCCTAGTTGAGAAATATTAATCTTTTCTGCATTATCGTAAAGTTCTTGATAAATTTCTTCATAGCTTTTTCCACGATACTTATCGTTTTGATAAATTTGCATGAAGCTAGGAACTGTACCAATTCGTTCGTCTTTAAGAATTTGATTAACTGCATAATCGGCAGCAATGTTGCTCAAAGTAGAATCACGATTTTCGCGACGTCCTAGATGATCAAATACATTATGTAGTACTTCGTGAGCAAAACCAAACTCACATTCTTTAGGTGTGAGTTTATTAACAAATCCGTTATTGTAATAAAAAGTTCTACCGTCAGTCGCCAAAGTATGGCACCAATCGCTAGCATCAACCATTTTCATACGTGTCGCCATATTACCGAAAAACGGATGACGCAACAGCAAGCCGACGCGGGCAGTAATTAGCTTGTCAAGAATTTTTGCTCTTTCAGAAGAGCTAAATTCTTTACCAATCCAATCTTGTTTCTTAGACTTTTCTTGTTTCATTACAGCCATGATGAACTCCTATTGTAATATACAATTATATATTCTTTTTAATCAAAATGCAAGTAAAAAAGGCCCTTGCGGGCCCATTTTAACCTTCCATGGCACTGATAATGTACTTACCGTACTTGTCATGGAATCGATCAAAGTTCTTCAACTTTGACGCATCGAACGGCAGTTGATAGTTAGTTAATGCAGTCTTTGCACCCATAACAACAATTTCAGTTGGGAAGTTATCCATCATGAAACCAAAGAAGTTATCTGCCATAGCATCCCAATTCTTAGCCTTCTTACGATCTGCTTCTTGCAGTTCATAGCACAGGCTAATAGTCAAAGAATACATAGCTGAAATTTCTTTGATATCGCACTTACCAACTTTGCCGGACAAAATATCTTCGGGCTTAGGCATTTGCTTGGCAACCTTACGGTGAGCCATAAATTTAACTGCAAGCCCTTCACCAATTGCTCCGGATACTAGGTCAGTTAATGTGCTTTCGCTAACATCATCGTCTTCGAGCAATTCACTGACAAAAGTCCAAGAACGAGGAGTAGCAAATGCCTTGCTAGAGCCTTTAGGATCAAAGTCATAGAGATCTTGCTTGGCAAAACCAATGTATCCGACAACTTGTTCGTGTACACGATTCTTAACAGCCCAAGAATGGAAATCTTCGTAATCAACACGAAGTTCAAGATGAAGGAAACGATTCGCAAGCGGTGCAGGCATACGATATGTAACACCTTTATCGCTTTCACGGTTGCCAGCAGCAACAATGCTAACGCCCTTAGGAAGAGTATAAGCACCAACACGACGATTAAGGATCAGCTGATATGCAGCAGCCTGTGTAGCAGGTGCAGCAGAATTAAGTTCGTCAAGAAACAGAATGCTGTCATCGTCTGGATCAGACGGGAATTCCATCGGAGGTGCCCATTCCATTGAGCCTGTTGTAGCATTATAAAACGGGATACCTTTGATGTCAGTGGGTTCCCAAAGACTAAGACGTACATCGATAACTCGACGACCTTGTTCTTCGCCTAGTTGCTTAACGATATCACTCTTACCGATACCTGGAGGACCCCACATGAAGACAGGGCGATTCTTCTTCATACATTTACGAATAGCAGTCTTAGCCTCATTAGGACTAACAGTCCGATTAGCAGTCATCTTCTCAGCCATGTAACGCTCTCTTTCTTTAAGTTAAGTAAACACTGTCTAAGTGTTACTATTATACAATTAATATTGAGCGTCGTCAAGTTGTTTTTTTGCAAATTTCTGATGTGCAAGATAGTATTTTTGAAGATTTCCGGAAAAAAGAACCAATTGAACTGCCGGTCTCTCATTAAAAAAATATATTCTAGTTTTGCTAATATAAAATGGACAATTAAATGTGTTATCTAGCCAAAGAATAAATTTATTCTCAAAAATAATATCGGGATCTTCCAATTTGATTTCGTATGATTTTACTTCTGATTTAGTGAGAAGTTCGAATCCTCGGTCAGTTAATCTTAAACCGCCAAATGATTTATTTCGAGGATTTTTCCAAATTGTTTGTATCCATGCTTTAAATGAACGGTCAGTGGGTGCTTTGAGATTTAATTTTTCTATTATGTACTTTGTTATCTCAATTTTTTGGGTCATTTAAAAATTTTTCGCCTGTAGTGAGTTTATAAACTGCAAAATCGGTAGTATTAAACAGCTTATTAAGCTTTTCTGCCAAATTAAAGGCATGCCCTGAGTTTGAAAAACTTACTTTTTTGTATTTTGGTCCGACCTGGCTAGTAATTAAATTTTCTGTTTTTAGGTTAATCGGATTACCTTTAAAAAACACAGCCCAGATGGCATCGGCTTCTAATACTTGTTCTGATTTATAATTTTTTTTATTTGTTATTTCTAACAAAATGTTTGGTTTTGGTCTACTCATTATATCTAAGAATTCTTCTATAGGAATAGTATTAAGTTGCTTCATTTTTATTTAATGTATTTAATACAGTTTTCATATCTTGTTCAGTTTTAAATGGACCAAAATATTGATATCTTTCTAATGTAATTAATTTAGGGCAAAAGCTTTTAACCCATCCTTTACGAAATTTTATGACATAAAATCCAGCACAATATCGACTTTTACTTTTAGAACTTTTTGCAAAAAGAGGTAATTTTTTCTTTAAATTATAAACAGGATCGTAGGGTTTAGAGCTACAAAGAAAATCATAAATTAAATATGGCGCAGATTCTGTTTTATTTTTAAAAAGAAAATCAGTATTTTCCAAATCAATACCAAATTTTTCTTGTAGTTCTTTTAGGTCATTGAACGTGTATTTTTGTCCTTTTCTAAAAAAAGAAATACCCTTTTTATTTTTTAAAACAGATCCTATTTTTAATTTATCATCTTTAATGATCCATTCTTTATTTGGTATAAGTGTTTTGCTTGTAATATTCATAATGTATACCTTGCATTCAGTGGTTCTGCATAACTTTGCACTTGTTCAGATATTTTTTGTAAGTCATATTCTGTGCAAAATTTTAGTAATCTAATTCCTACCTGAGCAATGTTTTTGCTTTTATGCTCTTCAGAATTAATTGTATTTGAAATAATTTCTTGAATTGATTCTGGTTGTGCAGTTAGGTCACATAAAAGTTTATTTCTGTTGTAATCGTCTAAAACACGATGTTCGACGCCTTCATGGTCGATCCACTTTTGGAGCATGAGATTATTCCAATTATAACCTTTGCTTTTTCTATCAGCAAAGGCTTCACGTAGACCTACTTTATTTTTTGTACCGTTTTCTCTAACACCCGGGTAAGCACTAAAGATATTGTCACTAGTATCTCCACGCATACATTTTTCAAATAGTAGCCATTCTGGATCAGGTGCAGGTTTAATTTCTTTAGTTTTCTTATCTACAATAGGACGATTCTTTTCATCAAAGTATCCTTCATGTGTAATAGTCACACCCATTACACCATTATATTGTTTTACATTAGCTGCGATTAATTGTGCAAAATCACCGTCAGTAGAAATAATAACATGATTATCGTTTGGATGATATTTAATCCACCCAGCAATAAGATCATCGGCTTCTAATTGAGGATTATGTAAAACTGTTGTATTAGTTTTATTGACAATGAAGTCTTTAAATTGATCAAATGTTTCCCAGAATGTTTTTTCTTCTTCTGCTTCTCTTGGATTTAATGCTGCACGAGCTTCCGAACGTTGTCTTTTGTACGGCTCATAATAGTCCTTGCGCCACGAACGACCTTCAAGGCAGAATACTACATGATCACCTTTAAAATCACGCCACGCTTTTCTAATGCTACTTAGCACAGTATGTAAACTCATACCAACTTTATCTTCGAGACTACCTCGAACAGTGTGACGTGCTCTAAAAAAAGTATTTGCTGTATCAACAAGTATATAAGTTTTGGTCATTAGCCGATCTCAGTTCGCCCATCATCTCGTAGAGCACGATTTACATATCCGCTACCTCTACGTTCCATATCAATGCCTGATTCTCGTCCTACATTTCTACAAAGATCGTTAAACCAAGCATCAACAATTTCTTCGTCTGAACTACCATTATAGCCAGCACTACGTAATTGTAATACGAAATACTCATTCCAGTCAAGTTCAAAGAAGCCATTTCGAACATTATCTTTATTAATATGAGTATCTAATACTGCTACCCAAGGTTCTTTCTTTTCATTTGCTAATTCTTTTGGTGTTAATTTAGCTAGTCGTTCTTGCTCTTTGGCTTTCTCTGCAGATTCGAGTGCTAATTTAGTTTCATTTTCTATTTTTAATTTTTGTTCTGCTGCTTCTGCAACTTCTTTTTCGATCTTATCGACACCTAGTAATTTTTTTAATATTTGTTTCATAGTTATAAAACCAGTTCAGTTAATGTAGTTTTTTCTCCTAGTAAACCTTCGACAAATGTGTTAAATGATAAACTAACTCGTTGATACGGTTGATTATTAATTGCCACGAAATGTTTTAACGATGATGGAAATAATAATAATGTTGAAGTTTCAACAGGAACAAACCAGTCTTCACTATTAAATTGAGTAAATGATTCTGCAGTATATTTTATCATCGGTTGAATTGGATTAGAATTTACAAAATAAATTTTATCATGTTTTATATTGGCGTTTAGATAAAAAACACCACTTATAAAACTATTAGGATGATAGTGAGAATGATGACTTTGATTTTGTTTAGTATAATTAATCCATGATTGGGTAATATAAAATGATAAAAAATTTTTTGGCGGATTATATGCTTTTACAAATAAATTTACACTATCTAAACAAAATTTTTTTAAATTTTCAAGTTCGGGTCGATCTAGAACATTAGTATCACAGCTTGTTAAATTGCCATAATTATTAAAAGTTTTTTGAGATATTAGATTAAAACATTCTTCTTCTTCTTTTGTGAATGGTCTATCTAATTTTTGAACACCAACAGGTATAGGAAAAACTCCTAAAATATCCATTAAGTCCCCCAAGCATTTTTAAATAATGGAACTTGTAAACGATCGCTATAGCGTAAACCGTGCTTCATTGCTAAGTCTGCAACTGCACGATTATTCATGCTATATACTTTTTCTACGCCACCTACTGGCATAAGGTATACAGGTCCTTTAAATCCTGCTTTACGATATATATCAATAACTTCTAGTGCTTCATTGGCATCATCTTCTGTAGCAATAACTAATTTGAGATAAGTGTAGCCAATTTTTTCGTATTCGTTAACTACTTCTGGTTTAATGGCTTCTTCTCTTTTCTCGCCACTAACACTTAGTTTAGCGCTAACACTAAAAGTTAATGAGCTATAACCTCTACGGTCAATTCCCCAATGCCACAAATAGTCACTAAACTCTTTTGACAACGGTTGGGTACCATTTGTTTCAAACGTAATTTCTTTAAGACCTAGCATTTTTGGATGATCTAGTAATGCCGGATAAGCACGTTGCCAACCTAGCAATGGTTCGCCGCCTGTAATTACTAAATGTTCGTCTCTCCATTCTTGGTGCGGTAAGAGGTCGACGATATTTTCCGCAAGCCCGTCTGTTTCAACCATAGGTGAAAGGTCCTTGAACCTAGGATCCCAACTAGCGTAAGAATCGCAACCGGTACCAACAAGTGGAAGATCTTTATATTGTTTATAAAATTCGATATAACGAGCCACAGTGTGTCGTTCATTTGATTTTTCTCCTTTAGGCATACCAAAGCCGTCGCAAGTAAAATTGCAACCGAATGTTCTTAGGAATACACTAGGTACTCCCATATAACGGCCTTCGCCTTGAACTGAATAGAATAATTCTGATACTTTAATTTTTGACATAGTTTAATTATAAGTTAGTTTTAAAAATTTATCAATAATTTCTGATACATCTTCTGTTTTATATTTTTTATAAATTTCGATTAATTTTTCTTTAGTTAATCCTCTTCCGAAATCTGTATGATAATCGCCTTGTCTAAATAAATGAGGATCACCTACTGGCATTTTAGTTTGTATTTGTAATTTTCTTTTTAAAAATTCAGAAGTCATTGGTGCAAATTTATATTTTAAAATAATAAAAGGACAATTATCTGTTATAGATTTATAATGTCTACCTTTTGTATATTTGTCTGTATAGTTACATAATCTTCTAGATCCATTTTCGAGCATTGAATCATTGATATTTAGACCGTGTGTAAACTGGTTAAATAAAGGCAAATTAAAATTGATATCAGTAGATTCTCTTTCTTCTTTGGTATCAACTATTGTTAGACAATTAATTAAATATTTTTTTCTGTCTTGATTTTCTAACAATGATTTATAATCACCTAATAAAAATTCTGTAACATTTAAACAAATTCTCCAATCTTTTACCTTTGCATTTTCAATATCGTATACTTCATTGTCTATCAATGATCCTGCAAAAATGGTATTTCTTGAATTTATTATTTCCCAAGTTGGGCATATTTTTTTTATTATATCTACTGAATTATCAGTAGATGCATAGTTTATCATAATACCGTGATCGAAAAATTGTTTATGATGATTTAACCACCACGGTAATAGATACTCTTCATTAAAAAAATGACATAATATAGTTTTCATTAATATTTTCCTTTTCCTGGAATAACATTTCTAATGCCGCCAGTAGGATCATCGCAGTCGCCTTCTCGACGCAGTATTAAGTGTACATGAGGATACATAATAGTTTGACCAGCAGTTTTACCATAATTTATTCCTATGTTAAATCCGTCACATTTACCATCATTAATCATCATTAACCCGTGTGTATAAGCATCGTAAAATGCATCTTGTATCACTGCTGGGGTATTATATTTAGGCACAAAAAGCAAATGACCTTCTGTAACTGGATATTTGTCTTTATATACAGCAACATGAAAATCTTCTCGAACTAGATTATCCCAGGGTGCATTGCTATTTGCTAATGTGTCTGCCATTTCTATTTTAGATTTTTTAAATGAAAACGTCATTAATTTGCCTGTTAACACGAACAAATGTTGTACATTTGCTTAGTTGTTTTAATGTTTGTGCACCGACATAGGTACATGTACTACGAAGTCCGCCGAGTACATCTAATACAGTTTTTTCTACAGGTCCTTTATAGGGAATTTCTACAGTTCTTCCTTCACTGCTACGGTAGTTTGCTACACCGCCATGATGTTTTTCCATAGCAGTATCGGAACTCATTCCGTAAAAGCATACAGTGTTTTTATCGTGATCTACAATACCGCCACCTTCGTTATGCCCGGCAAACATACCTCCCATCATAACGAAATCCGCACCAGCACCAAAAGCCTTAGCAACATCGCCAGGACAAGTACATCCGCCGTCAGCCATAATATGGCCACCGAGACCATGAGCAGCATCGGCACATTCAATAATAGCACTAAGTTGTGGGTAGCCCACACCAGTTTGAACACGAGTAGTACAAACACTACCAGGGCCAATGCCCACTTTAACAATATCTGCACCACGTAAAATTAACTCCTGTGTCATATCTGCGGTAACAACATTTCCTGCAATAATAGTTTTATTTGGAAATTCTGCTCTTACTCTACTAACAAAGTCCCCAAAATGTTCAGAATATCCATTTGCAACATCGATACAAATAAATTTTAGCAATGGCAACGCAGCAACAATAAACTTAAGTTTATCGAAATCTTTATTACTTGTGCCACTACTTACTGCAACATAATCTTGTAAAAGATCTCCTCTAATATGAACCCAATCTTCTAATAGATAGCTTTTTACAGCACATGTGAGCAATTCATGTTTTTGTAATTCAAGAGCCATGTCAAAAGTTCCTACGCCGTCCATGTTGGCAGCGGCGAGAGGAATACCAGTCCACGTATCTTTACTATGTTTAAATTTATATGTACGATGTAGATCGACTTCTTTACGGCTGCTTAAAGTACTACGTTTTGGTCTAATTAAAACATCTTTAAAATCTAGTTTAATATCTTCTTCAATAATCATTGTTGTGCTTTTTGTTCTAAGTAAATGTTATTATGAATCCACTGATCTTTTACTAAAAATCCCCATTCTCGACGCTGAGGTCCGGGCATAAACATAGTCCAGCATTCTACACCTTCGGCCAGTTCGATTCGATGATATGAAGTAGCAGAACAAAAACGAAAATGACCAGCGCCACGCCAATGCCGTGTTTCGCTGACCTTTATTCCATGTTCGTCAAAATTAGGAGTCCATTCATAATAACCGCCTTTAAGTATTAATGTTGCATAAGGCCAGGGATGATCATGTACATCATCTGGGTCTGATCTTAAGAACTTGTGAATAAACACATTAAATGGGAAACGTCTACGGTCTTTAAGAAAAACGTAATAGCGTTCTAAATAAGGCTTATTATTTTGACGGTCCATAATGATTCTATGGCGTCCTAGTCGTTTAAGTAAATTCAGTAACATAATATTATTTTACACTAAATTTAGTAAAAGTCTATCACAACTAAAGAAATGATTAGTTAAATCTTGTGCTTGTTTACGTACATATTCAACACGTTTTTCATAATGTTCCATTGTAGTTACAATGTTATGACAAATGTGTTGTCGGTATGTTTCGTACTTTTCAAAAGATTCAGTCCATTCGCTAGGATACTTAAATCCTTCATAATACATTTCTTTATATGAAAGACGATCAGGGACCATAGGAACAGCATTTACCAATGCTCCTTCGTAGCAGCCGATACCAAGAGTTTCTTGTAGGCTACAACTAAACACTATCTTTGATTCTCCGAGGAGAGTATGATACTCGTGTTTAGTAAGTTGTTGATCTTGACAAACAACAAATTCGTATTGTGGAAGATGTTTAGCAATGTCTCTAAAAATATCAACCTGTTTCTCTGGTGCAATACGATGAGGGAAAAGGATTAGATTACGCTTAGGAATATCCTTATACGGAGCAAGAGTTTTTTCCATATATTCCATAGGCCAACCAGTACGAACAGTGTGAATATCTTTTCCTAAAAGTGCATCATCAAGATCTTCTTCTAGCCAAGGATTCTCCATTACACTGTCGTTTAACAAATTGCGAATAAACAATTCAATATGAAAGTTTGTTGCAAAATAGTTATAGTTGATTGCAAAGTAAAAACTTTTCTCTGCATGCCTAACCCACGGAGCATTACCGATTAATCGACCGAGGAAGTCATGAGGATCATAACTTCCGGCATGCCACAGAGCGTGAATCTTGACAGGAATGCCAAGAAGCTCGCTCATGTATTTTAGGTTGATAATGCCCGGGTGCCAAGCATCAGTAAAAAGAAAGTGGTCGCCAGCAGAAATGCGTCCGTCGCAAAACAGTCGACCAATCTTTTCAACTTGAGCAGACTTGTAAATATTAGTCCCGCCAAAATTAAGAAAGGCCCCTGGAGTAGTAGCAGCCGGGATATCCGTAGGGCCGTCAATAACTTGAACATTGTGTCCAGCCTTTTTAAGGAGTTCAGGAATGTGGGTTTTCCACTGACCGGTATAGCGTGTTTCCACGCTTTCCAGATCTACCAAAAACACATTACTCATTTTTAATGAGTTACTTGATGTTGTTGTTCGCGTCTAGAATGTCGCGCGGCCTTAGCCTTTTCACGTTGCCATTCTTTATATTCTTTACTTCTGTAAAGATCTTTCGGTTCGAATGGAAGCAGGTTAAACCTGCAATAATCGAGCCACTCCTCGAGATCATCAAAGATCCTGGTGACTTCGGGCTTCATAACAAGGGTTTTTTGAATGTAATTAGGAATTGCCATTTTATTTAATTAAGTTAGTTAAATGGTTGAAGGAAATTTAATGAAGCAGCCATTCTCGCCGTCTTCACTAACGTCAATCCAGATCTCACGAGCTGGATATCTTGCGGTAATGGTAGCGTGAAGATCACGACTAATCATTTCGCAGGATTTATAGTTAAGTTGGAGTGTACCTTCGTTGTACAGTTTTTCCAACCAACGTTTAAACTGAATAAATTCAATGTCACGGTCGTCATGAAATACTTCAATATAGACCTTGAAATGAAAAATATGTCGATGTGGTGTTCCTAGGAAACTGACATCATATTCGTCACCTGTTGCTAATTTTGGATCATAATTAGCAGCCGGATATTTGTGAATACCTTCCTTACGAAAGGTAACCCAAATCATAGATTTTTCTTTATTCATTTTTTATCTTGAACTTCCGCAGCTTCAGTTTGATCTTTGAGCATCTTATAGATTTCCCAAAGTTTCCAATCAATTCCTTCGAGGAATTTTAGAACCTTATCTTCTGTAGATAATTGAGTTGCTGCCGATTTAGTAATTTTAGAATTAATCATTTTACAATTTTGTCCTTTTCATATTCAATCCAGTCTGTAAAGTTTTTACGATCCATTAGTGTGTGTAGACTGTGAGACCATACACCGGGATTAGTTGCACGAAAATCTTTGTCATCGATTTTAATCATAGTATTATAATTCCAAAGACGTACATATGGAATAGGTACGCGAATTTGTGGAATAAAATTATCGTATTCGTTTAATCCGCCGTCATTGAATTCCCCTACACAACTCATAGGAATATCAAGACTACATAGGTAGCCTTTCTTTAGGAAGAATTCAATCATTTCTTCCCATTCTCGCCATTCATTGGAAGTACGAGGATTAAAACTGTGATTAGCACCAAAAAACAAATGTTTAATAGGGTCAGTCATTGAATTATAACTGGAACCACTAATTGAAAAATAAAGTTCTTTAGCAAGTTTTTCAATTTTTTCAATTGGGTGAACACCTACGATGAATAATGTTTTCATACCAAATGCAGGTGTATGTTCAACTTCTTTCCCAACAAAAAATTGGGCATTGTCGGATTGACCGTCTGTATAATCTCTGTTCATAATTTAATTATATATGATAAAAATTTAATTGTCAAGCTCTTCACGAAGATTGCGTAATTCATCATCGTCGGGATTAGTTAAGTCTAATTCTTCTTGATGTGTAATTTCAGTTTCAAAAAGATTTCCAAAAGTATTTTGAGCAGGGCCGCCTCTCAAACGAGCACCTTCTAAACTACGTAAGAATGGTCCAGCTTCCTCGATCATTTTAAATGCTTCGTCTTTAGTTTTAGTATTAAACAAATCTTCGACAAATTGACTAAAATAAAGAATATTACGAGGAACCCATTCTGAATATTCATCACTTGATGCATTTTTAGCATTAAGCTTTTGCCAAGCACGCCAATTTAACTTCCCTTGTATTTTAGCAATTTCAATATCCATTAATTGTTGAGCACGTTGAACAGCAACAATATGGCAATAGACATTGTGTCCCATCATTAATGCATATGAAAAACTATCCCAAGAAGTTTTACCTTCTTTGCCGATTTTGTTTAGCATACCGGGAGCATAGTGACAAATATCACCTATAGTCAATCTACGACCGAATTCTGATTCGAAAGGGAATGGAATTTTGCTTTCGGCAAGTAGTTTGTTATCTGGTGCTTTGTCCATAATAACACTCCAACGTTTCGTAGTGTGTTGGGCATTTGTGTAGACAAGTCCGTGTGCTGTTGCGATAAAAGGTGAGGCGCAGTCAAAAGATATGGTAATTTCTTCATTGATATGTTTCCTTAGTTGACGTTGAATTAATGTAAGATAGCACGACCAATCAAGTTGTGCAGTGCCCAAGAAGTGAATCCAGTTTTTATTTTTCAATAAACCATCTTCACGTAACGTAATTAAACGTTTAAGTGAAATATCCATTTTACACATATTAGCACCACCGAAGGCCCACCCTTCGGCTGCTTTGTCTCCCCATACGGCAGGATCACTAAATTCTTTTACACCTTGATACCATTTTTCAGCAGTATCCCAATCTGATCCTTGTAAAACATTTAGGAACTTAGTTTGTCCTAATCTACGAGTTAACCAATATTCATTATTGAACTTTGTTTTATCTAAACAGTCGTCAAATGTTTTTAGACCAGTCTTAGCAGTATGATTATGATCACATGCCCATGTTGGAACATCTAAAAACATTGACCAATCAGCAGTCATTTCTAACCAAGCTAAAATATCATCACGAACTTTATTTGCTTGTTTGCCTTCGAAATCTAACCAATCAAATTTAAGAACACCTTTACCAATTTGGTAACCACCTGAGTCACCTAGTATCATTGTGTTATTTCGATCTCGTTGTTGGATCATACTTTCTTGTACAGCACTTTTTTGTAGATCAAGTTGGGCGTGACCTGCAGAATATAGAGCATACTTATAAGTAAAGTATCCTTCTTCGGGATTAAGAAAGTTCATTCCTTCTATACCACGATCGAATCCTTTAGGAATACGATCATTAGGTACAAATTCATCTAATCTTTGTTTAGCAACATAAGTAGAATAGAATGAACTTATAGCTGGAAGATATACAGCATAATCCTGCTGTAAAGGTGTTAAGTCAACTGGTGGTCGTTTCATGTTCTTTTGATAAATGTATTGTAGTTATTAATTGTTCTTCTGCACGTTCGAGATTTTCCAATGCTGCTTTAATTGCAGGATTTGATTCTGCTAATAGTTTTCTATTATCTTCTTCAAGCATTTTCTTTATTGCCCAATTTATTGCTTCGGTTGCATCAGGTGTTAAATCGACAGATTGATAATTATGCATAGTTCGCCAATAACTACCGTCATATACTTCTAAAGAAGAAAAATTTCCATTATAACGAACCATTCCTGCACTAGGAGTGCTCATATTCATATAATCTCCAGTTAATCCACCTACGGTTAAGTGTGGATTAGTTGATGTTATACCTTTAATCATGTTTGTGCAGGAACAATATACTTATAAACAGCAAGTCCGCTATCTAATGTAAGTTGTAATGCACCTTCGTTACTAATGCTCATTTTTGTATTATTAACATCGGCAATTTTAAGAATGCTTAGGATAGGCATTACTGGCCAAGTCCAATTTTTGTTTAGCTTTCCGGATACACCTGTTGCAAAAATAAATTCACCACCATGGCTAGCTGCGTCACCGAATGTAAACTTTAAATCAGTGCCTTCAGTTTTTACCAAGAATGTTGCATGTTCGTTGTTTGCTTGTGCTTGGAATTGAAAACGTTGTACAGCACTAACACTTGGTTCAATTTCAACATCCCATTTAACACCACGGAACTTTACAGTTTTTAATTTTTCATTAATGATCTCAGTATTCATGAACCTGTAATCATTCTTAAAATCTTTTGTTTTATTTTCAAAATGAATACCGACTGGTACATCTTCGCCATTTCGAGTTGCCTTAACTACATTGATTGTTGCATCTTCTTTATATTCTGGACATTCGAGCAAATAGCGCAGCTTAGACATTTGAGGCATTCCGAACACACCAATCATATCAGGATGAGGATTAGTAGTTTCTGCAAACATAATAACGGTACGATCGTCTGCCATTGAATCGATTTGAGTCTTATCTTCTGTGCCTGTAATTTTTACGATATTTAAAAAGCCCAAATTATGAGTATGAGCAATAATATCTTTAAGTAAGTCTTGCATATAGTTTCCTTTAATAGTTAATTTTATTTAGACCTGATACAAATGTCAATGAATATTTTTAATCAAACGAGAATAGTTTACCAAATGTATTATCTTCGATTGTTGAATTAAGATCCCATTCAAGCACTCCGATGAGATTATCTAATTTATTATTAATAATAACATTTTCCATTTCAGAATGATCAAAAGGAAGATCTTGGAACCACTTTGGCAATCGTAGTTCATCTGTAGGATAAGCAACTGATGTATATCCTAATGGATTGTCTTTGACTTTACAAACAATTACTTTCATGCCGTCAACAATTTGCATAGCATATTTGTCACCATTCATACGTCTTAATGTATTCCAATTAATGCTAGCACGTACATGTCCGGGCATATTAGCTTTACCTTGTTTTTCTTCTTTTGAGCCATATTCTGTTAGATTATTAACACGCTTTGGTGTACCTTTTTCCCATCCTGGACGTGCTTTAAATTCAGTTCTAAACTCTATGATTCTTTCAAGTATTTCTTTTTCTCCAAAACCATTAAGAACTTTTGTTAAAATTTCATTTAAGAATTCTTGCATAAATTCAGGAGTATCAGACCTTTTAAGATCTAATCCCATTGCCTTAATTTTACCAGGCTTATTGTCTACATCATACCGATTACCGTCTTTGTCATAATATAAAACAGCATATCGTTTTTTAGTAATAAACAATCCTTTACTAGCAACAATTTCTCTTCCTGCTTTAATAACTTCTCCCCGACTTGGCGGGCAATGAAATGCATCTAACATAAAGTCTGGAAATGTAGCATTAACATTTTCTGCAATTGTATTGTATAGTTGGATTACAATATCTTTATCCCATGGTATATTTTTCTTAAGGATATCATTTTTTAATGTTGAATATGCCGAAAAATAACAAGAGTCTGTATCACCATATATAATGCTTTTACCTACATGGTCAAATTCTCCAGTAATCATTTCATTAACTTTGCCGGCCATATGGCGTGCAATACTACGACCTGTTAGCGTAGTTGATTGACCAATACGCTTATCAAAGAAACGACAACCAGGATTAAGAATAGCACCGTAGAGTGAGTTAAGATTAATTTTTTTAACCAATTGACGTTTATCCCAATATTCTTCATCTACGTCGTTACCTTCTTCTTTAGCTTGTTTAAGTTTCTTTTGTAGTTCTTTACGTTCAGCATACCAACGTTTTAGTAGACCGGGGATTACACCTTCAATATCATATGTAAAGATTGTACCATTAGCACTAAGCATCCATGATTGGTTACTTTCGAATATTAGTCTATATACTTCGGCTGCACTTAGTACATCAGTTCCGCCGTTTTCCCAATCGACAAAAATTTCGAATGCTTTATCTTGACGCATAACTGCATCATATTCTAATGTACCAAAGAGTCCTTCCCATGATCCTGCGAATGATTTCTTATGTATACCCATTTGTTCTCTAAGGTATTGGTCTGTCTTTTCTGGACGTAATTGACCTACAATAGTTTCTGGTCCCATGTTTAACGCACGAATTACAGATGGATACAGACTGTTAATGTCCATTGATCCTATCCAATCATGCAATCCTTTTTTAGGATATGCAACATATGCACCTGCTGCTTGAGTATCTCCTTGTTCGTCTTTTCGATTTCTACTAGGAACAATAAGTCCTCTATGATGTGCTTCGTTAATAATTGCTTGTTCAGTAACAGCAACAACACTTAGTATTGTTTGAAGTAGTACTGTATTTTCGTGAGCAATTTTATTTGCTAGGTCTAAGAATTTAAGTTTTTTGTCTAATTTGTTTAATAGAGCACAGTCTTGTCTATTATATTCGATAAACTTTTTAAAATCGTTATTATATAGTTGATCTAATGTTCCTTCGTAAACAGTTTTAGATTCACCAATTTCCATTTCGCCAATTGCATCTAGTCGATAACTATGACGTTCTTCGTAGGTATATTTCCTGTACAATTCGAGACTGTCCAGATGGACGCGACCAACAAGATCATAAGTAATAGCAGCCTTCCCATATTTTTCATATTCTCTCTTTTTCGGAAACTGGTTCCATAAACAAAATCTACGAGTATCTTCTTTGCTTAAGACTTTAGTAACACGATTAACAGTATAGGGAATATCAAAGCCTTCTGAATTCCATCCACTTAGTACATCGGCATCTTCGATAAGTTGTAGAAATGTTTCTAGCATTTCTGCTTCAGTTTCAAACAGATGTGTATTAGGAAAGTCTTTTACTTGTTCAATTGCTTGTTCCATAGTGAGGGTTTTCGGAGGAACAGCGAGACATACTAGAGTATCAATCCATTGTAAATGAACAGCAATAGCAGTAATAGGCATAAATGCATCTTCTGGACTTGCATAGCCTCTTTCCGGATCAAAATCGACCTCAATGTCAAAGAATGCAGTATGTAACTTTGGTGATTCTTGTTCTAGATAATATTCTTCTAGAATTCTAAATACAGCATTTATGTCAGATTCATAGAGTTTATGATTTGAATAAATTCTTTGTTCTTTGACAAAATCTTTATATGATTTTGTAGTTACTCGGCTTAGTGATTCGCCGTAGATTGATTTATATTTTCCTTTAGAATCAGGATAATAAAATTGATATTTGGCAGGGTATTCTTTAAATATTCTACCTTTTTTTGGATCTCGTTCAACGACACGAACGACGTCTTTATCTCGATCCCAGATTGCATCAACGTACATATATTTTTCTCCTTGTGATTTTAGGCTCACAAACACCGACAATGATCATTTATGGCTGATCTACCATATTCTTAAATATTTATTAATCTAATTAGTGCAACGCTATCAATTGTGACTAGTAGCAAGTAATTTGCTACCATACCAGTCGAACGTCGTGTCCACGCTGCCCAGCAAAATATCAAACATTGGATAATAAACAAGGGATATAAAATTAAGAATGGCGGATTAGGTAAAGTCATACCCATCCATGTAGCACATATAATGCTCAATGCCCATGCTGTAATTTCTAGTACAAATCTTAAAGGCCATTCATTAAAATCTTTTTTAGCCCAATTGTAAATGTTTGAAATTGTATTAGTAATTTGATCCATTAAAAGTCTTTGCGTATGTTTGCATGACCGCTAATATCAACAATAGTTTCGAGATCATCGAACTCACGAAATACTTGGTCCCATTGATCTTTAAGTGCAATACGAATTGCTTTACGAATAACACTAGGTTTAACGTCCAATTCTTCTGCAACTGCTTTAATAGTTTCGTTTAGACCTTCTGTAAGATCTTGAATTTCTTGCATTACAGTAACGCCCTCAGAAACAATTTGTTTAATTTTAGCCTGTTCTGGGGCACCATATGATTTGCTCATATTTTCTCCTTTATGTTTAATTATAGCTTGTTAATTTACAAAACGCAACTTTTATTTTGCGTAAAAGCCCAATCTAGCTTGCGGCAATAGATTATCGGCATCGTCTTTGGATTCAATCCAAACATATCCAGAAGGAACATTTATTTCTTCTCCTTGCCACACTGGTATTAATTCTTGGTAAGATGTAGGATCGGGCGATGCTCTTAAATGGACTTCTATAATTTTATTTTCTATAAATTCTACGTTTATATATTCGCAGTCGGATAGATAGCTTAGTAATAAAGGTAAATTTATTTTTTTATCAGTTTTGATCCATTTATTAAATTTATATAAATGATTTAGATCGTTAATGCCCTGCATTGCAGAAATTTGTTCCCATGCATTATTTTTCCATCGATAATCGATGCTGTATTGTTTACCTTTAAATTGTTCGCACCAAAAGTATCCAGGTGGCACACTGGTTAAATCAGATGGGTCTAATTTTTGTATAGACGCACAAAGCCCCATACCTCTTAAATTATATATAGGCCTTACTACATAGTTATTAAGTTTTGGTACAGGAACACCACCTGGTCCGCAAATATATCCAAGTTGCTCACTCAACCAAAGTTTATTAAACCAATTATGATGCTGTGGAAATTTGCGCCATGCCGAAACATCGTCATCAATAATCATGTCTTCTCTATTGCGTGTTTTCTGGCAGACCATGCCATTTGAACTTTTTTCTCTGGTGTTTTGTTTCTAAACTGATGATAACGATTTGGATCAGCGCTCAAGAATGTATCTTCCCATTGGTCAAGAGGGACTTGTGGAGTTAGTTTAACTACCGGTTTTGGTTTATCTTTATCTTGAGCAGGAGGAGCAGCCGGATCTACTGGCTCCTGCTCTTTTATTTTTTTAGTTTTGATTCTAAGGTTGAGGATAAATGGTTAAAATAGTTGTCCTCATTTGTTGGCACACAATTGGGAACTGTTTTTCCATTTTTCTTTTTAGTTCCTACAGGTTTGTAGCCTTTCCAGCAAGGATTATCTTTCGGATCTTTTAATCCTTCTCCGACACTTTTTTCTTTTTCATTTTTTAATCGAGGTAAATTAGTAGGGGTCCATTTATGTCCTTGTTTAGAAGCAGTCCTTGCTTCGTCTCGCCACTTCTTATTTGTTTCTCGTTGATCGATATTAGGACTTTCTGCTACATTTTTCTCTCTAAATTTTAATTGTCCTTGTGCAGTATCTCTGTCTAAATCATGTGGTGTTTGTTTTAATGCATCTAGTTTGTTAATACCTTTTTCCTTGGCTAGTGCGTCGGACCGATTCCACCAATCAGCTCTTCGATTATTCCAATCTTTGCGGTCTGTTTGACATTCTTTATAAAGTTGAACGAGTTCTGATGTAGTTGCATGTTCTAAGTCACTAGCATCCCAGCCTTTTCGTCTTGCAATATATTTGATTAATTTTCTACGTTTGTCAAATTCGCTGCCTGTTGGTAAACCTTCTCTCATACCTTTTCGACCCATTTCACCTTGACGCATTGTGTAGTCAGTGTAATCATCTTCTGGTTCTCTGTCAAGACTGCCATCTAAAGAAGCATCAGTAAATGAACTCATCCAAGCATCTTGGTAGATAGGATCTTCTGGATTGTATCCTAAATGTCGAGCAACTCGGCTGCTCATTTGTTTAATAGTTTCTTCGTCGTTGCCTTGGTCGTAGAGTTTAATCAATACGCTAGCAATCTTATCCTTCATTTGCTCGTATTTGATATAACCTGGAGTTCCATCATCTTCCGCCACACCTTCAGACTTTGGTTCCCAATATTTTCCAGGACCAAATTTACCACCTGCTTCAGGGTTAGGATATTTAGAATACCATTTTCCGTTTTTAGTTTGTTTTAATCCTACCATTTGTGCTGTTCTCTCTTCACCAGGTCTGACATTATAAAAATACATACCTTTTGGTGGAGGAGAAGCAGGTCTATAATTTCGACCGCCTTCATCACCTAATTCAGAATCTAATTCTCTACGTTTGAAATCGGCTTTTTCACGATCTAATTTTCCTTGAAAACTGCCATAGCCTTCCGCCACACCTTGCTCTTTAGGTACAGGATTTTTAGGTAAAGGTTTAGGAGGAAACTTTACTTTTATATCGGACAATTTAGGTTTCTTTTTACCCTTTTGTAAATCTGGATCGTACAAAGGACCACCCCAGTCTGCTCTTTCCGCCACACCTTCTTCGTCGCCTGATAGACTTTGTAAGACGCTGTTCATAAAGTCTGCGGCCTTAGTAATTTTACTTTGTTGCCAAGCCTCTAGTCCTTCTTCTTCGCTTTTCTGTCTAACCATATCTAGTAGTTGAGCAGCAT